TCACCTTCTCCAGGAGCTTTGTCATAAAGATAAGTAGCTTCTGCATCAGATAAATTAGGATCAGGATTTCTAGTTCCATAAGTACCTTGTTGTCCAAGTAAGTTATAAGCCATTATCTTATTTCACCTCTACGAACTTTTGTTTCTGCAACTGATTCAGCAAAATCTCCTGCTTCTGCTGGAACTTGGGATTCAAAACTTGGTCGCATACCACCTGCATTAGCTTTAGTCATAGCATCTAATATTTGTGCAGCAAACACTTCTTGATTGTTTCTTTGTTTGTCTATAACAGGATTAGTTTGTGGTCCTTGTATTATTGGTTGCATTTGAAATGTTTCTATTGGTAATTCCATTGTCATTAATTCTTCAGCTATTTTTGTATTCATTTCATCTACATAATCTTTTATGCTTTGACCATTTGTATCTGTCAAATCAAAATTAATAGTGCCATTATTTACAAGTTCTTTTGCTTTATTAGGACCAGCAAACCAAGCAACTGATACTGCATCCCAAGAATTAAATCTATCAAAATATTGTTGTACTTTAAATTTTGCAACTGTATCTTGTGCTTTTGGATCGTGCCAATCTGCACCTTCTAATCCAGCTTCTTTTGCCCATTTCTTCCAATTAATATCAAGTATGCCATAAGCACCTAAGCCTTGTACTCTAACTGGTTTACCTGTGTACGCATCTTCTATTACTGATGGTGTATGTAATACTTGATAATCACCAGAACTTTCTTGCATTTTTAATGCTTCTATATACATATCTATTAATGCTGGGTTTGTATCGTTGTTCACTTCTTCTACCATAATACTACCTTGGAGCACCTGTGATGCTATTAAGAATGATACTATTAGTGGCTTGAATATCACGATTTGCACCTAACCTTTCCTGTTCTTTTGCTGTTATATCATCAAATACACTTAACATTTTAGCACTAGGATCTATTGCTGTAACCCCTTCTTCTATAACTGGTTGTGTGTGATTGCCATAATCTTCTAATGTTTCTGGTGTTATATCTACATCCATAGGTGTTTCTAATGCTACTTGTTGTTCATATGCTTTTTTAGCATTTGCTGAATAAGTATCTGCTAACAATCGTAATTCATATTCTTTAGGTTTTCTACCTAATTCTTGTTCAAACAATCCATCAATACTGTTAGATAAAGCTGTGTAATCAGGTGGTAAATATGCAGATATTTTTTCTGGCTCTTGTATTGGATTGTCTAAATATAATTGTAAAGTTGTTTGCCAACCTTTCTCTGCTTTACCTTCACCATTTTGATTAGCTAAAGACATTAATTCATATAGTGCATCTCTATCGTGTTTACCCCATACTCCAGGTCTAAATGGTCTATTTACTTTATTACCTAGCAAACCTGCATTTATAAGGTCTGCTTGTATTACTCTTATTTCCTCTGGCATTAATGCTTCTGGTGCATTTTGGTCGCCATTAACATAAAAGTTATCAGCAAATGCACCTATTGTTGTAACTTCACCACCATAATTAATTACTGTGTTTGAATCTACACCAAGAAAATTTGTTTGTTGTCCTGTCAATGCTGCTTGTAATGCTGTTGCTACACTATCTTGTTGGTCTGTTGGTTGATCTAAACTCCATTGAACTACATAATCACTCCAACCAAAGTTATTAGCAATTAATATTGCATCTTCTACACCATCTGCTTTTTGTAACTCTGCAATCTGTGCTTCAGTAGGTACAATAGGGTTTTCACCTGCTAAAGGTTGTTTTACAAGTGCTAGTATTTCTGATATAAACTTTTCTTTTTCTGTCATTATTTTCCTAATCCTAATTGTACTATTAAATCATCTTCATATTCAGGTTCTATTTCTCTTGATAGTAGAGTATCAAACATAGGACCAAACTTAGGTGTTTCTGCAATAATTTTATTTGCTTCTTGTCTAAGTGCTGCTCTTACACCTGCATAGTCTTTACCTGTTTTCCAAATAGTTTCTGACTTACCTGCACTAACAAAAGCATCAATAACTTGTTGTCTAATAGCTAAATACTTTTGAGCTGCTTGTATTGTTTCAAAACTTTGTAGTTCTGGGTCGTTAGTCATTTTAACTAACTGGTCTATCTGTTGTTCTATAGTTGGTTTATTAGGAGAACCTACAATACCTGGTTGTCCATAACCCCAATATCTTTCTTCTAATTCTTTTTTCTTTGCATCTCTTAATGCTTTAGCTGGTGCTGTATTGTTACCAACAATATTTATTGCTCTTTCATATTGTTCTAGTGCAACTGATCCTAATAATTTGTTTTTAGCTATAGCCCATTGTTCTGGTGTTCTATATACTCTTGCACCCTCTAACAAAGACTTTTTATAAGCATCAAAAGAAAACTCTGCATAACTTGGTGGTGGTTCTAAGTACCACGCAACTAATGGGTATTTTTCATATAGTTCCATATTTTCTTTCATCCAGTTTGCACCTTCTACAGTTGTTGGGTATTTCTCTATAGATATAGTTTTAGATACTGTAAGAGGTAATGGATTAATACCATATGTTTCTACAAATATTCTTGTGGCTTCTCCATCATCATAATTTACAGATTCTTTAATTTTTCTGTATTCATCAGCTAATGTTTCAAACATAAAATAATCTAAATTTTTATCTGTAAGTTCAAATATAGGGGAAGCTGCACCAGCAGGTCCTATAAACTGTGATACTGCTCTAAATAAAAATATTTGTTTGGCTGCATCAGTTGCTATCTGCATACCCTCTTTAGCCTTTTCCTCTGTACTGTCATCAATAACACCTGCATATAACAATGCTTTGTATGTGTCTATAACAGTATTACCAAATGCACCTTGTGCGTTTTCTCCTTGATTAAATATAAGTTTTATAAATTTATCTGCCCAAGCAGGTTTAAGACCTAGTGCTTTAGTCCATTCATCTTTGTTATTAACATCTAGTGGTGGAAACTCACCAAATAATATTTTGTTTACTAACCCTTCTTCTGGAAAGTTTTTAAATATAAAAGAAGCAGGTATTTGCACGACAGGTCCGAAACCAGGCAAAAGTCCTGCTGCTATGTTTATGCTTTCTGCATACACAGGCATATTTACTCGTACATCTTGATTAGGTGCATCTTTAAACATCCAATCTTGCAACAATCCTGTACCTGGATAGTTAAATACTACTTGTCCATTAATAGGGTTTTTATAAAATATACCTTTACCTGTTGGTCCAAACGCATCATTTTCTTGTGCTGCACCATCCCATATAGTTCCTGTTCTTGCAGCAACTTGTGGATTAGCTTTCATAATACCTAACCAAGTAGTTAGCACTTCTTGGTAAGCATTACCGAATGGGAACAACCAACGACTTGTTTCCCAAAATCTTCTTTGTTCTGTTATGTCATACAGTAATTTTTTAGTCTGATCTACACCAAAACCTTTAGCCATTCGCTCTATAAGTTCTGCATCATCAATACCATTTTCTCCACCTGATGTAATTTTTTTCATACGCTCTATAGTTTTTTTATTAAGTCCTGCTTTTTCTGCACCTGCTATAATTTTTTGTTTTACACTTTCAGAACTAATAGATATAAGTTCCTCTGATTTTTTCCAATAAGATGATTTAAACACAGGTATTCGTGACATAGTGTTAGTTGGTTGTGTCATAAACCAACTAAATAAGTTTTCTGTTATCTTGTCATAAAAACCTTTAGGTACTGATATAGGTTCTGCAAGATAATCTACTGTGTCTGGTAATACACCTTCTCCACCAAATTTATCTAAAAATTGTGTTCTAACATTATCTTCATATGCAATAGCTTTTTCTTGTAATTTTCTTGCTTCTTTAGGTAACAAAGCATCTTGTGACAGTAATTCTAAATCTGATTGTTTAGCACCAATATTTCTAGCAGTATCTAAACTAACTGTTTCGCCTTTTGCATTTTTAAATGTACCTGTTACTACAAGGTCGTAAAGATCAGGATTTATACTTTTACCATCATTAGAAAGAAAACCTTTTAAATTATTTCTAAGTCCATCTACAAATGTTGCTACAACTTCATCATATTCTTTTTTAGTCAAACCATTTCTGTTTTGTAATATTTTCAGTAAGTTGCTGTTACCTGCTGTAAGATTTAACATAGCTTCTCTATATTCGTTACCTTCTGTTTTAAGTGCTGTAGTAAGTTCTACAAATCCTTTAGCAGGATCATCAGACAATTCTATTGATGCAACCTTTTTACTTAGTGTATCTGACCTTAGTAAATTAATTACTCGCCATTGTCCTAATCCCCATTGTTCTATGTTTTGCAGTCTATTAGCAGGTATATACTTAATCTTGTTATCTAAAATAACTCTATTACCATCTTTTAATACTGATTTGCTTATTCTGCCTGTTGCTGATTCTGATATGCCTAACTTAAACATACTTGTATCTAACCAACCTTCTTTTGCATAACTTCCTCTTACACCAATACTGTCATCAAAAATTCTAGCAAGTAGTCCTATTGGGTGATCTAACACACCTAACGCACCATTTGCTACAGCTCTTAATTGTTCCTCTGCTATAACTCGTACAGTCCAAGCAGGTCTAAGCAACACTAAAGGTTTAAATATAGTTCCTACATAAGTATCTAATGCTCTACCTACTGCTGTTTCTCCAACAATACCTAAAGCATCTTTGTATCTACCATTAAAACTTTTATCTAGCTTATTTGTTAATTTAATTACTTGACTAGGATTTTGTAATTTTAAATCTTGTGTTAATGCAGATTCTAAAACATTTTTAGAAAATGTTGTTTTAGCTATTTCATCTATTTGTTCATCTGACAATTTACTAAACTCTGGGTGTTTTTTCATAAACCCTGCAAACTGATCCCAAACACCACCAAACTTATTTAGTATTGGTAATGTCTGTTGTGCATCATCTTGTTCTTTTAATACTTTTTGCAAGACAGTAAATACATCATCAACTAATTTATTATTTTTATCTGTAAGTTTTCCTGCTGTTTCTAATTCATTTTTATATATTGTTCGTAAATCAGAAAAATCATCTATATCTCTATTTACTATTGCAGAACCTCTACGAGCAGGATTTTTAGTTTCTAGTTCTCCTAACTCTACTATCATATCTTTTACTCTTTTACTACGATTAGTTACTTCTCCTACTGGGTCTAGTAGTTTAAGAAACTTTACATACTCAACAATTAATTTATCTGGATTGTTTGCACTTAGCTTTGTTGTGTACTGAGGACCAAAATAATCATCTAAAGCCCTTCTGAATGTTCCTATCTTTTGTACTTTAGGTACTACACCTTCTGTAGCAACTGCTAATACTTTAGGTGTCAATATATTTTTAACTGCTGCAATAGCTGCTTGTTCATCTAATCCATCTGCTAATCCAAATAATTCATTAGAAAATTTAGCAAAGTCGTCTGCTAATGCTTCATCTTTTATAACAAACTCATTTACTAATTTAAAGTTAGACCTTGTAAGTATTTCATCTGGTTTATCTTTGTTATCATACAAAAACTTTGCTAACTCATCTCCAAGTTTTCCATCTATAGCTTCTTGTGCAGAAGTTCTGCTAAATGATTTTCTAACAAATCCATTTTTAAATAGACCCATAGCATCAGCACCTTCATCTGTGAGGGTTAACATACTTCTACCTGCTCTTACAGTTTTAACTGCTTTACCTGCCCAAAAGGTAGGGTCAAGTAAGTTAAGACCTAAGTCAATAAGTCCTGTATAAAAATCATATGCTCTATCTTCAGGACCTGCAATAAACTCTAATGGTTTAAATATCACACGACCAGGTGTCATATGTGGGCTTTTACCTCTTGCAATTAACGCAGCAGCTCTATCTCCATCAAACTGTGCTACTTTTTCTTGTTCAAATACTTTGTCAAATACATTAACTCCAAGAGATGCAGCAGCAATCTGTCTTGCTCTAATTGGGTCTGCACCTTTGTCTATTAAATCTCTATATGTCTGTGTTTTTTCAGGATCAGTAGATTGGAATAAAGCTGTACCTAAATCTACCTTTTCACCTTTTTCTTTTGCTTCTCTCCAATATGCAAATGGCTCTATCTGTGCTTTTTTATATGCTTCAGAAAATGTTGCACCTTGTTGTACTAATCCAATAGTTCTTATAGGTTCTGCTATAACATTTTCATACAACGATCTAACACCTAACAAACCACCTTTAACAGCTAACTCTGCAAAACCACCTGTATCTGGATTAACATTAAACTGCTCAAACACAGCATTCTTTAATGCACCATAAGTTTTTTCTTTAGCCTTACTAAAAAAATCTGTAAGACCATCTACAAAAGAATTATCTGCTTGTTGTTTAGTTGCTTGTACTAATACAGAACCAGGCACATTAGCACTTTGTTGTTGTATAGCACTAAGTCTATTTGCTTCTTCTGGTGTAACCATTAGATGTATTCTAGTAAGCTGTCATCTCCTGTTTCCAGCCAACTGTTGTATATAAAATCTCTTACTTCTTCAGCTTTTAATACTTGTTGTTGTGGTTGAGGATTTACTCCTGGACCAAATGGTAAACCTGCTGTAACAGGTTCTGATGGTCTTTGTGTTTCTGCAAATATATCCATCTGTGGCATAGGTCTAGCAACTCTAGGTTGTGCTTGTGGCATAGTATCTTTTGGTAAAGGTGCAGCTTGTTGTTGTTCTGTTAATTCTTTTTGCTCACCATATGCAACACCAGGCATTCTACGCACAGCCTGTGTATTATCTTGATAATTTCTTGCAGGTGGTGGTACATTTAAACCTCTATTGCTAGGACTCCTCGTTGCCATCTTGCTCCTCATCTTCATAAAACATAAAAGTTGAACTAATAATCATATAACCAAAAGGAAAAGCTAAAGGTGGCATTTGGTCGTGAAACATTCTAGGTTGTAATACATCTTCTTCTAGTAATATATCATCACCTAATTCATCAACATCATATAAAGAATTGTGTACAATTTCTGCAAAGTCGCTATTTATATTCATTATCCACCCATACCTTGTAATAACTGTGCTATGCCTGGTGGAGCACCCTGTGGTGGTAGGGAAGCTCCTCCAAGCAATTCTTGTTCTGCATTTGGTATTTCTGGTTCTTCTGCAGTAAAGAACTTATCCAAAATATTTTGCATATCATCTGGATTCTTTCTTATCTGCACAACAGCCATTGTTGCTTTAGGATCTCCTTGTTGTGCTTGAGCCAATAATGTATCAAAAAGTATTTTATCTGCTTTTTCTTTTGTAATTCTACTGTTTACAGTTGTAAGGTTATCTAACCCATCAAGGTTTTCTTGTAGTGTCTGTGTGTCTATGATACCTGCTTGGAGTAATTGCAGCCCTGTTACTATTTTTTGTGGCTCATCATATCCAGCCATAGCACCATAAACTCTGCGTGTTTTGTATGCACCTTGTATATCTTTTGATGGTTCATACTTTTCACTAAAAAACTGATTGTTGTAATAACCTGATAAGTCTTTAGATTGACCACCATACATTTTCTGATCCCATTCTAATCTCTTAGCATCAATCATCTCAATAGCATCAGCCATAACTGTGTGATACTCTCTAATCATTAGTGACATACTTGCACCTAGTTCTTCTAATCCTCTACCTGTTGCAAAGCTAAGTGGGCTTTGTGAATCATCAGATACAGGATAAGAACCACCAACACGAAGTTGTCTTTCTATTCTGTCTATTTGTTGAAATATTTGATAAGGAACATTAGATGCAGGTTTACTAACTTGTGTACCTGGAGCTAAATAGTTAACAGCAAATCTACCTTTACGATATTGTCCTGATTCTATCTCACCAGATATGTTTGTTTCTGTAAATACTGCATCTTCCATAGCTATTATTGACATCACATTAATCTTTGCCATAGAAGCCATAAGTCCTATGATTTGGTCATACTGTCCTTGCATTCTGTCAAAAGCAAATTTCTTTGCAATAACAAACGCAGGTCCACTATCTAGTGGGTTTGGTATGAAGTCAAGAATAGTTGCAGAGGTCATATGGAAAATGTATGTACCTTCTTCGTTATAATACTCTGCTACTAAATCTCCTTCACCATTTGAGTTAGCCCAAGAACCATTGTAAGAATCTGTGTAAGCAGAAGCATACGCATTACCAATACCTAATGTATTAGTTTCATAACCATCTTTAGCCATAATCTTTTCTGCATACTTAGGA